TCGCGATAGTCAATTGATCTTGATTGCAAATATTCAATCAGGTCTTGATCAGAATCGTCGATGAGTTGAGCTGACTCTACCAACATTTTGTTTTTAAACTGAACACGTTGCGTTGTTGTTTTTTCTAATTGTCTATCGTCAAGTATTCCTTCGATGCTGCGATGTTTTAGGCTCTCAAGATTGATACGTTCGATTTCTTCTTGTGGTACATTTAACCAACTCAGCAACCTCCGAGCTTTAAAGCTCAATGTTCTTCCCAAAACAAAACTGGCTGTGAATCCACAATTGAAACAGTGATAACTCCAGTCATTGTCGTTTGTTTTAATACCGCCACGCCGTCGACGGTCTTGGGTTTCGCCGTTGTGTACACAACAGGGAGCATTGAACGAGACCCAACCCGAACTAGTGGCTTTGCGTTTAGCCGGAAGATATGTTTGTATATCGATCACTCAGCTAGTATAGCAGAATCAATGTAGGGAATCAAGTGTTTTGTTATCCGTTCGTGTCCAAAACGGCTTGGATGACCGTGTTCGCAGAAAAGGTCGGGTTGGTTTTCTTTTTCCAATAGATAGTGTAGACTGCTGTTGGGCCACAAAAGACTGTCTATCCCATCAAGTGTCATGGGAATATCACGTGTGGCAAATTGCAAAACCGGATGTTGACTCACCGACTGTTGTCCTTGAAAAAACAGTACCGACTGTTGCCAGTTCAATCGGTGTACTTCGGGACAGTCAGTTAACACCATGTGGCGCTGTACCATTTTTACCCAGTCGTCTCCGTTGCTGCTATTTCCCGAATGAATCCAAGCACTGTGAACAAAACGATTCCAAGGAGGATCGTTAGCATAGCTTTGATGTCGTGGATTGTAAAAACTTTGACGATTGGCATCTGTCAATGCCACCAACACCAAACAGTCGCTAGGAGATATTTTAGTGTTTTCTAGCCACCACAAATAGCACCATATAGTGCTTTGTAAACTGCCTCCGGGCCAACCAAAGTTTTCAGTGTCAACTCCATAGTGTTGACCCAATTGCCCTAAAAAGCAATTGCGTTCTCGATAATCGGTGTTTTCTATTAGAATTGGGTGTCGGTTGGGATGATCATCAAGTGCAGGATCAATTAATTCATCGCCCCACATCCACGAGTCACCAAACCCTACAATTTTTTTAAATGTCATCTATAAGCAATTTGACTCATTTCGCCATCGGTAATATCTAGCTCTAATCTCACATAAGGATGAAATCCAGCAACATTGATGCCTACTCGTGTGTTTGATTCAGTCATGCTGATGCTGTTTTTTTCAGTTCCTGCTGCAAGATCTGTGAAAGGAATATCATACCATTCTTGGTCGGTATCGGGAGAAAAGTTTGCCCCTTGTACACGCACAGATCCAGTAAACCCTGTGGGCTGTAGTTGAAATGTGGTAAGGCTTTTTCCATTGGTTGTAAGTGTGCTGCTATAATAAATTGTTGAATCCGGGGCTTGATCGGGAATAGTAAGAATATGACTGTCAACAAATGCAGGATATACCGAGTCAACAATATCAATGTCTCCACGGGCACCAGCATAGTCGTCAGTGAACACTGCTTGATCTAATACACCGCTGCTGACTTCTAAACTCCAACTGGCCGGTTGTGCTTGAAACGCCAGTGTGTCTGCTGCCGGGATAGTAACTTTAGATCTTCCCAAACTTGCACTCAAGGTTTCTGCTTGAACACTATAAAGTAAGTTTTCTCCTGCTTGATCAATCATACGAAAAGTGAATGTTGATCCACTGATGTTGACCGGTTTTTGATCTTGATTTTGAAATTGGAATAAAATAACATTATCGACACCAAGATTTAATTTGAGTTTTTTTGCATACACTGGTTTCCACCTCCGATCAAAGTTAGTCCCCGAGCCAGAGATGTCAATCATTAATACCGATTGGATTTGTTGATATAAATAGGCTGGGGTCGAATACATAATAAGGAATCTCCTAACATTATTTATATGGATAACAAGATACTTAACACACTTACTGAACAATATCCGTTTATCACTGTATGCTCGTATGCCGGCTTTGAATATGTGGGGTTGGTACAGAACCGAGACAACACAGTTACTACAATTTATGACTTTGGAGCAATAACCAACCCCGAGCTAAAAAAATTATTTTTAGAACTCGGTGCCACTTGGTGGTGGGAGAGCAACCACAGTGTACCTATTAATATCTTTCTTAAAAAAGAATGGATTCCATTTAAAGATTACTTAAAAACATTTAGCAATAAAGATTTAGAAATCATACACGGTCCTGTGACTTGTCTTAACGAAATCACTCAACGAAAAACCAAACGCAAATCAATCACATTAGTCAAGAAAATGGATTAAGTTCATGTGCAATGCTACCAGTCGAGCATAGCTGACAGCATGTGATTTTTTAAATACAAATCCTTGGCTGTTGTTACCATCCCAAACCGATTCAAATACTTGATCCCACGACTGGCGTTGTAAGTGTGCTTTTCCGGGTCGTATGATACTAATAAATGCAGCCATTCTTGGTATCGAATCGGGTTGCATTTCTTTTAATAGATCTGTGTAGTTTCCAACATGTACCAACTGTTGAGCCCAGCTGGTATCCGTTGACAGTCTTGTCCACGGTGGTTCTCGATCAAGCATTTGATTGTAGTGTTCGGGACTTTTAATCAATTGATACACCGACATGTTTAAAAAGTCAAGTTTGAAATACCCCAGTTCTTCTGCTTGATTGTAGTCTATAGCTGCACATTGGTTGATGGGATCATACGGTATATCAGTGACATATACACCCGAATTATGTGGTCTCACTTGATTGTTTACTGTTTGTCTTGCTGGCGTGTGTTTTATCAGTTTTAACACACTGTCGCGATCAGCAAAGTCTATGTCTACATCAGCACTCATACTCAACTCCGCTCAAGAAAATTGCCATGTGCACCACCTTGGTAATCAATGTAAATCATCACCACCCGGCTTCCTGCAATAGTGACTTTGCTTCTTGGCAGTCATCGGGATAATCTTTTAATTTTTTAGTCCACTGATCAGGATCGACCCAATCCCAAACAATTGCCAGCTGTTCGGTGTTAAGAGATTCTAACATTTTTTGTCCTGATTCACAGTTGTACAACACCCATCCTGTGACTCTGCCAGTTGTTATTGCATATACAATAGCATTTCTATTACCATAACGCAAGTAATCTTCAGCAGGACTGCCAGTTTTTGTTTGCCATTTAAGACTGGTTTTAAGTGCTCTTGCCACAGCGTCGATGCTGTTTTCTTCAAACACATGTTTTAGTAGATATTTTGTATAAACACTGTCTCTACACCAATGATCAATTTTTTGATTTGTTTGTATTAACCATTTGATAAATTGTTCAATATTTACAGCTTTGATTTCATGACAGTGTTTTCCAAATTTAACAAATGCCCGATAATAAGGAGATTTTACAAAATCATCAAATGTTTTTGATGTTTGTCCTTGTGCTTGTCGATAGAATTGAATATATGCCTGCAATCCAATCTGTACACCAACATCGTTGCGTTGTTGATATCTACGTTTGGGCTCGCACACATGCACCACAAGGCTTGATTCTTTTTTAAATATTTTGTTACAGTAACTACATTGGTGTACTACAGTATCAATTTTCTCCATATTCTTTCATCAATTCCTGTAACTCTTTTTTAGTAACTTGGGTTGCAAGTACGTCTATGTCTGCTTGTTTCATTGCAGGGTATAACTTTGCCAGGGCTTTTTTCACTTCGTTGTTGTTTGTTTTAGACTTGGGCTTGATCCATTGATGATACTGATCTCCCATTGCCGGTGACACACTTGATGCCATTAACCATTGCAGTTTTGGATGTCGATTCACCGAGAAAAAGTGTTTGTTGAGCCGTTCGTTTGTAGCAACAACATAAAACTCTTGTAGTTCACGACTGCCGCGGACACTGGATCCCCACCGTATCATGAGATAGTTCGAAAACTTTTTCTTTTCTTCTGCAGTCAATTCATCATAGAAAGATCTGTTCTTTCTATCAAACTGCTGCATTTCATTTTTAATTGACAGTTTATCCATCTGTTGCTGTGCCAACTGTCCTTCTCACAATATCATTATGATTAAATTCTGCCCAGTACAGTTCAAAAGCAACACCGTCCTCTAATCCTTCAAACTGATGAATAACGCCGGGCTTGACTTGTGTAAAATCTCCCGGGCCCAAAATAGTTTCGTCAACTAGATCATAATCTTTTTGCCAAACACGAACAAGCATTCGACCTGACTCTACAAAGAAGCCATTCCATTTAAATCTGTGTTCGTGCTCACTACATTTGTAGCCACCTTTGAATTCAATACGGTGAAACTCTAATACACCGTTAGCGTGGATAAGTTCAGTCTGTCCCCAAATTTTGCCAGCTTTCATTTCTTTTTCCTTGCTTTTCTCATTCGTGCGTAGAAGTTTTCAGTACGTTCTTCTACAATCTTTTTCAAAGTTTTTCTGCGTTTTCTTGCAGTGTCAGATTGCATCATGCGTTTTGATTTTAGCTTCAACTTGTACTCCGTTGTTAACCTTTTCGATTTATAATGCTAGCAGCCTGTGACTGCCATACCCGAAACTCATTTATCTGTCTGTTTATACTTTTTAAACTGTTTTCAATTTCTTGAAATCTAGATTCCAGTGCCGACAAGTCAGAATCTAGTTTTTCAAGTGTGAGCCGATTTGAATTCAATTCAGTTGCTGCTGCCGCAGCTTCGGGTGTCATTGATTTATCGTACTGTTTCATGTCACCAAACCTTTCCGTAGTCAACCACTTCACAGTTTCTGCTGATGTCTTTGACAAAAAATGCACACAACGGCTTTGGATAGTTATTTAACGGCACTGCTAACATTTGACCGTTTCTCAGTTTTGGTGCATACCAAGTGACTTCGTGATATACATCAACTATTTCAATGTTTAAAAATTCTGGACGAAACCCAGTCAATGGATTCAGTGTAAAAACCGAAAACCCGCGATCGTTGATGCTGGTCAGCGGTAACACTTCGAGGTCTCCCATGTCATGCTCACCGATTAACACTTGCCAATCCATGGGCATCTTTATAATGTCTTCGCCAATTTTTAGCACTAGAGCCGGGGCTGAAAAACTCTCCAAAAATATCAAAGGAATAAAATGATAATCAGGATCACTGGGATCGCTATTATTTAAAATAGCAAATCTCATATCATCAACTTCGTCTGGTAACGTGTCTAAATTATAGGCTTTGTTTTCTAATGTTAAAATACGCATAATTTTACTATACTATAGTTTTTGATAATTGTCAAGTCATCCACTCCAATTTTTGTTGTGTAAAAGGGTAATCTGCTTCTCGATAATAGGCTTTGCGTTTGGTCAAATGCCGTTTGGCAAATTTACATGTGCTTGTTACGTCCCAAATTTGTACCGAGTCTTTGTCTTCGGCTTTACGAATGCCGCGCCCGATACTTTGTATTACCCTAACAAATGACTTGCCAGGCTCAATAAGTACCAGATTAAAAATGCGAGGAATGTTGATGCCAACGGCTGCCACACCGTAGGTTGCAACAATAATTTTATCAGTTGATTCGGATACTTCATCGTATTCATCTTGTCTGTCTTTTGCCTTGGTTGCACCGCTTACAAAAACTGCTCGATCGCCCAATCTTTTTACCAGTTCACGTCCGGGATTTACTCGATCCACTAGCACCAATGTGTTGCCTGTTTCGTTAACTTGCTGAATAAGAGAAGCCATTGTGTCAAGTCTGCCAGATTCTTCCAATAGATATTTGAGTTCACTTTGATAGTTGTTGTATTCAACATGGTCAACCAATTGAACAATATTTACATGGCAATTGGCCAATACACCTCGATCCTGTAATTCAGCAGCACCCAATCTCGATATAACCGGGCCAATTGACACTGTCAATGCTTCGGATTCAAATTTTTCTTTTGGTATTGTACCTGTCAATCCCCAACGTATTGGTATATGACTCATTACTCCTGTAAGCAATGTTTTTAGTGCATCGGCTTTGGCCATGTGTACTTCATCAACAATTACACAAACAACATCTTCTAAAAAGTCTCCAATTGTGATGTCAGCCATTTGATTTCGTGTGTTTTTAAGTAACACATTAAGACTTTGCCAAGTGCATATTGTGTGTTGATGCCCAAACTCTTTTCTATCACCATAAAACACACCAACATCTAGCTGCATGTTGCGATAATCTTTTTCAGTCTGTGTCACAAGACTTTTGTTGGGCACAATAACAATGCTGCGTCCATATGGTTCAATTCGTTGACTCAATGCGGCTGTCATGATTGTTTTACCGGCACCGGTTGCTATTTCTTGCAAAC